AGCGTGACTACGGGGCCACGGACGTCAGGCTCGAGGAGAGCCGGGCGGCCATGCGGCTGTGCGGCGTTACCGAGGTCGAGCAGTGGCACGGCGGCGACCTGGTGGCGTTGATGCGAGAGTACGAGGCACAGCACAGTCCAGACGAGGCCTGGGCGCCACACGCGCAGGCGTCCCATCCCCATCACCTCGAGGCCTCGAAGGCCGCCGCGGAGGTGTTCGGCGAGCGGGTCCGCTGGTACCACACCTACGATGCCGGCGGGAAGGTCCGCTCCGGCCGCCTGGTGAGGCCGCGAAAGGGCTGGGCCGACATCAAGCGGCAGGCGCTGGCGTGCTACCAGACGCAGGCCACGCATCCCCGCGCGCGCGTCTTCTACGACGAGGCAGTCTACGAGCTCGACGAGTACGCCGCTGCTGCGCCGCTGCAGTCCTCGAAGAAGGCCGTGTGAGGGTTGGATATCAGGTGAGCGTGGACGTGCTGACGCATCGGGCGAACATGGCTGAGAACCGGCCGCCGGACCCGGTCATCGTCCTGACCGAGGTGCTCGACGGCGACGCGATGGGGTGGCAGAAATCGGTGCACCAGGTGCGATTTCTCGGTCCGTCGAGAACCGAATACGGATGGGGACCGGAGCGGGCGCACGCCAGGGGGACGCGGTTCGACGCTTCGGTCTGGGTGTTCACCGATGGGCCGATCGAATACCTCGACGCCGATCACCAGTGGCAGGTGGCGCCGGCATGCTGACCGTGGTTGCCTGGTCGTGGGGCGGCAAGTTCGGACCGGAATATCCGAATCGCCTGCGCGCTGGCCTACAGAAGCATCTCCACATCGACCACGAGCTCGTCGTCGTCACGGACGATCCGACCGGACTCCATCCGTGCATCCGGACGTTCCCGATCACCGAGTTCACCGACACCCCGCGCTGCCGGCGACGGATGAAGCAGTACAGCGCCGAGTTCGCCAGGGATATCGGCGCGACGCGCATCCTCGGGATCGATCTCGACGTCGTCATCGTGGACGACATCACGCCAATCGTGGACCGGCCAGAGCCGGTGGTGGGCTGGCTCGTCGGCTACGCGCGCGTCTTCTCGGGCAGCTTCGTGCTGTTCGATGCCGGCGCGCTCCATGGCGCGTGGCAACGATTCGCCGCTGACCCCGAAGACTATCCGCGACTCGCGTCACCACATGGCGTCGGGTCAGATCAGGCGATGCTCAATCACTACCTCGCGCACGAGGACGAATTCGGACCGACCGGAATCGTGCAGATCCCGCACTGGACCGAGGCCGATGGCTTCGTCACCTACTTCGGCCGTGGATACGAACGGCTCGAGCATCACGGCGTCGGTCCGAATCGGACGAGACTGCCATCCGGAGCTCGTGTCGTGGTGCTCGGGAGCGCCGACAAAGCGGTGATGGACGAGGGGCGATACGACTGGATCCGCGAGCATTGGGCGGAGGAGGCGATGGCGTGAAGCTCTCTGTCGACGAACACTGGTTGCGGTGGAGCCCGCAGCACTGGCTCTTTCTGGAGTTCTTCGTCAGCACGAAACGAACGCTAATCCAGCTGTGGGTGCATCCCTTCTCCTGGTGTTTCGGTTGGGACGATGGATTCGACGCAGACGACGATCGCAACGTGCGCGTAGGCCTCGGGCCGTTGCAGATTAGACGATATTGGCGGCGCCGATGATGCTCCTGACGATGATGCCATTCGCCACCGACAGGAACCTCGGCGCTGCCTACAACAAAGCGATGGCGCTGCTGCCAGATGGCGCGTGGGCAGCGCTGCTCGATCACGACGCCATGTGGACGACAAAGCGCTGGTATCACCAGATCCTCGACGCCATCGACTTCAAGCCCGACGCCGGTGCCTTCACCACCGTCACGAACCGCATCGCGGCGCCCTGGCAGCAGGTCGGCGACGCCGAGAACCACGAGATGGGGTACCACTACGGGATGGGCGAGCAACGCTGCAACGTGCGGACGCTGCTCGACATCACCGGCACGAAGGGCTTCGGCGGTGTGGTCATCGTGGTGTCGAAGGCGGCATGGCAACGGGTGGGCGGCTTCAAGGACGGCCTGCTGTGCGTCGACCACGGCCTGCACTTCGCGCTGCGGGCGGCGGGGTATCGCAACTGGCTGATCGAGGGGCTCTACGTCTACCACCGGCGACGGGCGTTCGGTGGTGAGCTCCCTAACGATACGCCGAGGGCGAAGGCGTGTCCGTGTCGAGGACCTGAGCCAACGCCAACGGTAAGGGTGAATCTGCCATGAGTGAAGCGATTCATGTCGAGGATGTCGATCCACTGCTCATCGAGATCGCGGCCTTCCTCCGGACAGTGTCGACGAAGAACCTGATGCTGCGCGACCTGATGCGGATCCGAAAGGAGGCCGACGACCTCGAGGTGAAGCTCGGCGAGTACATCGCCGCAAAGGCAGGCGGGGGGGAGGGGGGCGGCTTGGGTCCTTCCGAGAGCCCTGCTATGCGGGGGGGAACGGCGCGAAACGGCCCCAGCCAGTAGGCCCGCCAAGTGTTACAGGAAGTGTCCACACCAGGAGACGCCGCCAAGCCGCTGATGTCGCTGAACGCGTTCGCGAAGCGCCACGGCGTGTCGCACCAGTCGATGATGCGCGCGGTCGCTCGGGGCCGGCTCTCGGCGTCGCTGAGGACAGGGAAGGACGGCAAGCCGAAGGTCGCCGACGTGGAGCTCGCCGACCGCGAGTGGCGCGACAACGCCGACCACTCGAAGGCGCCAGCCTACGTCAAGGAAGGCCGCGATCCGTCGCAGGGTGGCCGCCCCGCGGCTGGTGCACCGCCCTCGGCGCTCTCGCTGGCATCCACCCGGGAGAAGGAGGCTCGGGCAGCCCTCGCCGAGCTCGAACTCGCGCGGAAAGCTGGTGAGCTCGTTCGGGCGGCGGACGTCGAAGCGGCGTGGACTGACCAGTGCGCGCAGCTGCAGACCGCGCTCCTCAGCATCACCGCCCAGATGAAGATGCTGCACCCTGACACGCCGCACGCCTGGCTGGCGTCGCTGCAGGAGCGGATCACGATCGCACTCGAGCTGCTGGCCACACCCGCGAAGGTCGCCTCGTGATCGCCGGTCTCGCCGACATCAACGCGATCCGCGCTCGAGCGCTCCAGGCGCTGCGGCCACCGCGACGCGTGAAGGGCTCCGTATGGGCCGACGAGCACTTCTATCTGTCGCCCGAGTCCGCCGCCGAGCCAGGCCGCTGGCGAACGTTGCCGTATCAGTGCGAACCGCTCGACGCGATGACGGATCCGGCGATCGAGCGCGTGACGTTCATGAAGAGCGCGCGCATCGGGTACACCAAGATGATGGGCGCCGCGATCGGGTCCTACGTCGCCCAGGACCCGTGCCCCATCCTGATCGTCCAGCCGACCCTTGACGACGCCGAGGGCTACAGCAAAGAAGAGATCGCGCCGATGCTGCGCGACTGCCCGACCCTCGCGAAGCTCTTTCCCGAGTCGAAGACGCGCGACACCGAGACGACCATCCTGCACAAGAAGTATCGCGGCGGCGTCCTGCACCTGGTGGGCGCGAACAGCGGCCGCGGGTTCCGTCGGGTGACGCGTCGGGTTGTCTGTCTCGACGAGGTCGAGACGTTCCCGTTGAGCGCCGGCAGCGACGGCGACCCGGTCCGCCTCGCGGAGAAGCGCGCCGAGACGTTCTGGAACCGCAAGTTCATCATCGGGAGCACGCCGCTGATCGCTGGAGTCAGCCGCATCGAGCGGTTGTTCCTCGCTGGCGACCAGCGTCGGTACTACGTGCCGTGCACGCAGTGCAGCGAGATGGCCTACCTCGTGTTCGACCAGGGCAGCGTCGACGCCACTGGCGCCCCCGTCGGGCATTTCATGAAGTGGCCGAAGGGTCGGCCGGAGCTGGCGCACTTCGTCTGCCGGGCGTGCGGCGGCGTGATCGAGCATAAGGACAAGCGCGCGATTGTGACGGCGGGAGAGTGGCGGGCGCACGCACCATTTGCCGGGCACGCGAGCTTCCACCTGTGGGCGGCGTACAGCTTCAGCCCGAACGCGACTTGGGCGCAGATCGCCACCGAGTACACCACCGCTGCGGCCGAGGGTCCGGAAGCGCTGAAGACCGTCGTCAACACCGTCCTCGGCCTCACCTGGAAGGAGAAGGGCGAAGCACCGCCGTGGGAGATCCTCTATCAGAGGCGCGCCATGTACCGAATCGGCACCTGCCCGGCGGGCGTGCTCTTCCTCACCGTCGGCGTGGACGTCCAGCGCGATCGCCTCGTCTACGAGGTTGTCGGCTGGGGCCGCGGGAAGCGCTCGTGGTCGATCGACGCGGACATCATCCCGGGCGATCCTGCGGACGAAACTGAGCGCGGCCCGTGGCTGAAGCTCGACGCGCTGCTGGATCGGACGTTCCCGTGCCAGAGTGGCGTCGCGCTCAAGTCCCAGATGCTCGCGATCGACAGCGGCGACAGCACGCAGCACGTCTACAACTGGGGCCGGAAGCATCCGATGTCGCGCGTCATCGCCACCAAGGGCGACAGCCGCGGCAGTGTGCTCATCGGAGCGCCGTCGCCCGTCGAGGTCACAGTCCGTGGCCGGAAGCTGAAGAAGGGTTACAAGGTCTGGCCGGTCAATCCGACCATCGCGAAGGGCGAGCTGTACGGCTGGCTCCGGCTTCACCCGGCGACGGACGAGGCGCGCGCGGCCGGCGCCACTGACCCACCGGGATTCTGCTCGTTTCCGCAGTACGGCGAGGACTACTTCAAGCAGGTGACCGCCGAGCAGCTCGTGACGACGAAGAACCGGAAGGGCTTCGTCGTGATGGAGTGGACGATCATCCCGGGCCGACAGAATCACTTCCTCGACTGCCGCGTCTACGCGCGCGCCGCGGCCGCGGTCGTCGGGCTCGATCGGTTCCAGGAAAGCGATTGGGCGACGCTCGAGCGGATCGTCGGCGTGGAGCCGTTGCCGCCGGTGGCACCGCCGGCCGTGGCGTCGACCACCGCGACGACGCCACCTCCGCCAGCGCCGGCGCCGCCAAGGCCGCAACCACGCCGCGCCCCGTGGCTCGGGAATCGGACAAGCGGATGGCTGCGAGGGCGACGATGAGCGAGCGGATCACGGCGTTGGCGAGGGCGCGCATTGACGCAATGCGCTTGTCGTCGGAAGAGAAGGTAGGCCTCTTCTATGGCCTGGTGTATTCGAATCAAGGAAGCAGCCCACTCTTGAGGATTACTGGACGGGTGGTTCGTATCGCTACCGAGGCAGACCGGGCCAAAGCGCGGACGTTGCTCCAGGACTGGTCTCCGCCGAAGGGGTTCGCGCTGTGAGCGAGCAAGCAAAGCCGCTCCTACCGGCCCACGTGTGGGCGAGAATTCAGAAGTTTCTCGCCGACGAGTGCTCTGGAGAGATTCGGATCACGATCGTCCATGGGGCTGTGCGAGACACCCACATTACGGAACAGGTCAGGGCGAGGCCGGCAGCTCCTCAGAATCGAGAACTGCGAGAAGGCGCCAGGCCGACACGGTAGGTGTTATTCTTCTGACGTTTCGGGCCTCTCGTGGCCACCCGGTGCGCTGGAGCCTTCGCGCTCCGTCCATCCCCGCGCATCGCGTCTCCCACGCATGCCCCTTGCCGGCCTTGGCGCCGGGATGGGGCGTGCCATGCCACCCGACACCACCACGTGGACTGACGAAGAAAAGGCCGCGTTCCAGCAGTCGATCATCGACCGCAAGGGCGCCCGCTCGATCGCGTTCGCGGACCAGCAGGTCGTCTTCGAATCCTCTGAGGACTCCCTTCGCCAGCTCGCGGTGATGCGCGGGTCGCGCACCCGCTACGCCGCCCATTCCAAGGGTGTGTGATGGCGACCGCTCCGACGAAGGTCGCGACGTTGCCGACGAACTGGCTCGATCGGCTCACGAGCCCGATCGCGCCGGTCTGGACGCTGAAGCGGCAGCGCGCCCGCGCCGCAGCGCACCTGCTCGCGCGGCACTACGAAGCCGCATCATCCGGCCGGCGCACGCGGGGCTGGCGCCGCTCGAGCGCGGACGTGAACGCCGTGGTCGGGCCAGCGCTGAGCCGGCTCCGCGACGTCGCGCGCGACCTGGTCCGCAACAACGCCTTCGCCGAGAGCGCGCTCTCGATCATCGTCGACCACACGGTCGGCTACGGGATCACGCCGCGGGCGCTCCCCAAGAACGCGACGGCCGAGGCCGCATGGAAAGCCTGGGGAGAGACGACCGCGTGCGATGCCGACGGGCGTCACGACTTCTACGGTCTGCAGAAGCTCGTCATGCGGACGGCCGCCGAGTCGGGCGAGGTACTCATCCGCCGTCGCTTCCGTCGCATGGATCCGGACGGCACGGTCGAGGGGGGCCTGCCGCTCCCGCTGCAGCTACAGGTGCTCGATCCGGATTTCATCGACACCTCGAAAGACACCTTGGCCCGCAGCTTCGCCGGTCGCGCTGGCACCCAGAACACCATCATCCAGGGAGTCGAGTTCGACGCGATCGGCCGCCGCGTCGCCTACTGGTTATTCAAGGAACACCCGGGCTCACTCACCGGCAGCTTCGGTGACTCTGTCCGCGTGCCGGCCGAGAGCGTGCTCCACGTGTTCCGCGGGCTCCGCCCAGGCCAGGTGCGCGGGCCCTCCTGGTTCGCGCCGGTGCTGCTGCGGTTCAAGGACTTCGACGAACTCGCCGATGCGGCGCTGATCAAGCAGAAGATCGCCGCGTGCCTCGCGATCGTGACGACCGATGTCGATGGCTCGGCGCCGGCGTTGGGCACGGCTGACGACACCGATACCCCGGGGATTGATGCGCTCGAGCCTGGCGCGATCCTGAACATTCCGCCGGGCCGGAGCGTGGACGTCGTCGAACCGCCGCAGGTCCGCGAGTACGGCGACTTCAGCAAGACGATCCTGCGCGAGCTGGCGTCAGGCCTCGGCGTCACGTACGAGGACTTGACCGGGGACTACTCGGACATGAACTTCTCCTCGTCGCGCGCCTCCCACCTGAAGCACTGGCAGCGAGTCGACGAGTGGCGCTGGCGGATGCTGATCCCGCAGTTCTGCGATCCGGCGTTCGCCTGGTTCGTGCAGGCCGCCACGATCGCCGGGCAGATCCGCGGTGAGGTGACGAGCGCCAGGTGGAGCCCGCCTCCGACACCGATGGTCGATCCGGTCAACGAGGGACTCGCCTATCAGCGGAACATTCGCAACGGGTTCCAAACACTGCCCGAGGTGATCCGCGAGCTCGGCTACGACCCGCAGGAGCAGTTCGACGAGATCGCGGACACCAACGCGACGCTCGACCGGCTGAAAATCGTTCTCGACAGCGACCCTCGGCGGATGACACAAGCCGGGCAGGCACAGGCAGCGCTGACGGCAGTGACTGCTCCCGCCGACGCCGAGCAGAGCCGCGGCGCCGTTCTCCACGCCATCAGCCGGCGATGACAGAGCCGCGCCTCGAGGCGTGCTACTTCGAGCAGCCGGGCAGCGATGGCCGGTGGCCAAGGCTCGCCGCGGTGCTCGAGCGTACCGCCATCGAGCACTGCCCGGGGTGGCAGGTCGCCGTGCGAAGGATCCCCTGCCAGGCGGGCCAGCACGGCATGCGGCAGTGGCTCTTCGAGAGCAACTCGCTGAAGCTCGAGCACTGGAATGCGCTGGTGCAGCAGGCGCCAGACGGCGACCGGATCCTGCTGATCGACGCCGACATGCTGGTCGTGAGGCCGCTCGATCCGGTCTGGGACCGGCCGTTTGACGTGGCGTATACCGTTCGGCCCTCGGGGGCGAAGTTTCCGCTCAACGGTGGTGTCGTGGCGGTCCGCGTGGGCGCCGCCTCAAGGGCGTTCATGCAGGCGTGGGCCGCGGAAAACCGCCGGATGCTGAATGACCAGGCGCACCACAACCGGTGGCGCCAGCGCTTCGGCGGGATCAACCAGGCCGCGCTCGGCGCTTTGCTCGCCGCCGGCGTCAGGGGGCAGTTCGCGACGCTGCCGTGCCTCGAGTGGAATTGCGAGGACTCGTGCTGGGGAAAGTTCGATCCGGCCGTGACGCGCCTCGTGCACATCAAGAGCGAACTGCGGCTGGCCTGTCGGTCGCGGGCCGACCAGCGCGGGCGGTGGCAGCCCATCGTGGACCGGTGGCGAGCGGCTGACCGAGAGAGCCTGAGGGCGTCGGCATGATCGACCCGGCTTCGCTCAAGAACCGCGCGGTGATGCGGCCAGGATTCACCGACCGGCAAGAGACCGCCGTGGCGTGGGTCGAGCGCTACTACGAGGTGGCGATGGAACTGCCGTCAACCGGGTGGCTCGCGAGGCGGATGTCTATCAGCCGCAAACGCGCGTGGGAGCACATGGCGGCCATTCGCGAGAAGCTCGAACGGAGCGCCAGGCGCCACCCTTAACGTTTTGCTACGTTCCCAAGGCGCCAGATCAGGTGGCACCTTCGGGCTCGTGCCCACGGCTGATCAGCCGACGCTACAGACCACCGTCGAACTGCCACCGCTCTCCAGGCTTGCCACGATTACCCCGGCGAGTATCGACGAAGAGACCAGAACCGTCGAGGTGACGTTCACGACCGGCGCCGCTGTCAAGCGCTTCGACTGGCGTACGGGCGAACTCTTCCTCGAAAAGCTCTCGCTCAAACCGGAGCACGTCCGCCTTGATCGCTTGAACGCTGGGGCGCCAGTGCTCGACTCTCATTCCGGCTGGCGGCTGGCGAATCAGCTTGGCGTCGTGGACGAGGCGAGCATCGACGGAAAGCGCGGCCGCGCCACGCTCCGGATGTCGCAACGCCCCGAAGTGGACGGCACGTGGCTGGACATCAAGACGAAGGTTGTCCGCAACGTCAGCGTCGGGTACGAGGTCCACGCCTATCAGGACGTCCCGCAGAAGGACGACTCCAAGCTCCGGACACGGATCGCCGTCGACTGGGAACCCTACGAAATCAGCTTCGTGCCGATGCCGGCCGACATGCACGCGCAGACGCGCGACGGCAAACGCCAGGACATTCGCACCCATACCGCCGTGATCGTCACTCGCTCCGAGGAGACTCCAATGCCCGAGACGCAGGTTCAGCAGCCATCCGCCGAGCGCCAGCCGTCGGAGTATCTCGTCGAGCAGCCCATCGGGCAGTCGCCGCAGCAGCGTGCGGCAGCGCCGGCCGCGGCGGCAGCGGAGCCGAACGATCGCGACCTTGGCGCGACGCAGGAGCGCGAGCGCGTGCAGGGCATCCTGACGGCCACACGGGCGGCTCGCCTCCCGCAGGCCTTCGCCGATCGCCTCATCGCCGATCCGGCGATGACGCTCGTGCGCGCGCAGTCGGCGGTGTTCGCCGAAATGAACGGCCGCGAGCCCGACCTCCCGATTCGCGGCGGTCAGCCGGAGATCACCCTCGTCGATGGCGGCCCACTCGTACATCAGCGTGCCGGGATCGAGAACGCGCTCCTCCACCGGGCCGCGCCAGCGATGTTCGCGCTCGACGACAAGGGCCGGGAGTACCGCGGCCTGTCGATGCTGCGCATCGCGGAGATCTACCTGAACTCCCGCGGCGTCCGCACGACCACCATGAACCCCGACACCATCTCGCGGATGGCGCTCGGGCTCGACACGAGGGCCGGCCTCCACACGACTTCGGACTTCGCGAATCTGCTCGCCGACGTGGCGAACAAGATCCTGCGTCAGGCCTACGAGGCCGCGCCGCAGACGTTCCAGCCGATCAGTCGTCAGCGCACCGCGAGCGACTTCAAGCAGATCAACCTCGTGCAGTTGGGCGAAGCCCCGGCGCTGCTCGAGGTGCTCGAGCACGGCGAGTTCACCCGCGGCACCATCGGCGACGCGAAGGAACCGTTTCGCCTGAAGACCTACGGCCGCGTTTTCGGCATCACGCGCCAGGCGCTCATCAACGATGACGTGGACGCCTTCTCGCGCGTGCCGATGTTGTTCGGCCGTTCGGCGCGCAACCTGGAGTCGGACGTCATCTGGGGCCTCATCACGGCGAACGCCGCGATGCAGGACACCTTTGCCATCTTCTCGACGCAGCACGCCAATCTGCAGGCCGACGGCGACGTCATCTCGATCGACTCGCTGAGCCGAGCACGCCAGGCCATCCGACTCCAGACCGGCCTGGACGGCGTGACCATGCTGAACCTCACGCCGCGGTACCTGATCGTGCCGCCATCGCTCGAAACGGTCGCGCAGCAATACGTGACGCTGACCATCCAGGCGATCGAGGCCATCAACGGCAACCCGTTCGCCGGCACCATGCAGGTCATCGTCGAGCCGCGCCTCGAGGCCAACAGCTCGACGGCGTGGTATATGGCCGCGTCGCAGGACCAGATCGACATGGTCATCTACGCGTACCTGGAAGGGCAGAGCGGGCCGGCCATCGAGCAGCGTCTCGGGTTCGACATCGACGGGCTGGAGATCAAGGCCCGCCACGACTTCGGAGCGGTCGTCGCCGATTTCCGCGGTCTTCACAAGGATCCGGGCGAGGGCGTCAGCTAGTCCTGGCCGCTGAGCGCAGGACGCACACAGAGAGGACGACATGACGAACTACGTGCAGCCCGGAGAAGTGCTCACCCTCACCGCCCCGAGCGGAGACGTTGTCGCCGGCCGGCCGTATCTGATCGGTTCGCTGCTGGTCGTCGCCACGATCTCCGCTGAGGAGACGCTGCCCTTCACCGGCATCACCGTCGGGGTCGTCAGCTACACCAAGCCCGGATCGCAGGCGTGGACCGAGGGCGCGAAGATCTATTGGGACGACTCGGCCAAGAAATTCACCACGACCGCTGGCGGCAACACGCTCGTCGGCGTTGCGGTCGAGGCTGTCGGGTCCGGCGCCGGCGAGACGACTGGCAAGGTCAGACTGGACGGCGTCGCCCGATAGGCGCGCGCCGGCAGACCGATGTCCTGGGTTGGCCTGGTTCGGGAGATCCAATTCGCCAGCCAGGTCCTGAGCGTCGATGTGGTGGTGACGCGTCCGGCGCCAGACGACGAGCCCATCGAGACGCGCGGTATCTGGCTCACGCCACCACAGGAGGACGTCCCGCAGGGCGCCACCTTCACCAGGCGCGAAGCGGTGCGAGGGATGGCGCTCCGCCGGGACGAGGTCCCATCGGTACCTGCGGGCACCATCATCGTCGCACCCGAGCTTCCGGACGGCGAGCCCGAGACGTGGGTCGTCGATGGCCACGAACGACAGGAGGGCGATCACCAGCGCGTGATCGTGCGCAGGCGCTGTGACGACACCGCGTAATGGCCACGCTCACCAGACGGCAGCGCATCCTCGAGGCAATCAAGGCGAGGCTCGTCCGAATTCGCGTCGAGTACGGTTCCCAGACCGACCTGGGGTTGCAGGTCTACATGGGAGAGGTGCCGACCTTCGGCCCGGACGACCACCAGCAGATCCTCGCCATCATCCCGCGCGAAGACGTCATCGACTCGCAGCAGGTCGGCAAGGTCTTCTTGTACCTGCCGATCGATGTGGCCGTCGTCGTCACGCCGACCGTGGCGAAGCCATGGGCCATCGTCGAAGCTGGCCTGGCGGACATCAAGGTCGCCATGGAGACCGGCGACCTGTCGCTCGGTGGGCTGCTGGTGCCTGGCCGCGACAATCCGCAGGGCATGCTCCGTGGCACGACGGAGCCATTCCCGCGGCGCTCCGGATCGGACGTCGTCGGCGCCCTCGTCACCTACGTCTGTCACTACGCCGAGGCGATCGGCAACCCCTACGCGTGAGGCCCAGCGATGGCGCGCGTTGAGGTGCGTCTGGGCGAGGCCGAGCGCGCCCTCGAGCGGCTTAGCGCGAAGACCGACGCGCTCGAGCGCCGCGTCCTGAGCCGTTCGCTGACCAGCACGCGCGCGTTCCTCGCTCGAGAGATCGCCGGCGATCTCGGCCTGCGCGTCGGCATCGTCCGCGAGGAGATCAAACCGCACGTCGATGTCGCCGGGCATGTCGCCCGCTTGAGCGTGGCCGGCGCGCGTATTCCGCTCGTGCAGTTCTCGGCCCGTGGTCCCCAGCCTTCCCGCGGGCGTGGGTCTGGCGTGCGGTACCGCATTGGGGCGCGCGCTGGCCACATCCCACGCGGGTTCATCGCGACGATGCGATCCGGGCACCGCGGCGTCTTCGAACGTGCCGATAAGGCCGGGCGGCCTCTGACGACGCGGCTCCCGATCCAAGAAAAGTTCGGGCCGTCCCTGCCGCACGTCTTCGTCAAGTTCACGCCCGCGGCCCTCGCCTTCGGCGGCGAGCAGCTGCAGAAGAACCTCGCGCACGAGCTGCGCTTCGCGCTGGCTCAGAAAGGGTGACCGGTCATGGGACTCCCGAATGCCTACCCGTACGAAGTGATGGGCGCGCCGCATTCGCTGTACATCGCGACGTTCGGCACGGCGCGCCCGGCCCTGAACGTCGCCGATCCGACCGGGGTTGGCTGGACGCTCATTGGCCTCAACGGCAACAAGAGCTACGCGGAAGAGGGCGTGCGCGTGAACAGCCCGGCGGCCTACAACTTCTTCCGCGGCTACGGCAGCGCGGCCCCGCTGAAGGCCTTCCGGAGCGAAGAGGACGTGATGTGCCAGGTCGTCCTGGCCGACATGACGCTGGAATCGCTGGCGCTGGGGTTCAACAAGCTGTCGAGCGGCGTCACCGAGGTGGGCATCACCAGGACGCTCGGGCTCTCGCGAGGGCTTGGCGTGATGACGATGGCGCTGCTGGTCCGTGGGCCGTCCCCGTACATGGACGACGGCATTGCGCAGTTCTGGATTCCGGTCGCCGCCAACGTCAGCGCGGTCGAATTGGCGCTCCGACGGGACAACGGCACGGCCTATGGCCTCGAGTTCAGGGCCCTCTACTACGCCGACGCGACGGCCGGGGAAGAGATGGGCGTCTACGAGGCCGAGGACGAGACGACGTAGATGCGGCGATCGGACGGCCGGATGGATGTCGCCGCACGTCGGGCCCAGCTGACCGCAGCCGTCCAGCACCACAAGTACGCGATACGGCATCACCGAGAGGCGATGCAGACCGCAGCCAGGGAGCTCGCAGCGCTGAGGTGCACGGAGCTCCCGCCAACAGCAGGCGCAGAAGGAGACCTTCATGGCCGATCCGAAGAACGGGAACCCGATCCTCGATCTCGACGCGCTGGTTAGCGGCGCGTCCATCCGCATCGCCGGGACCGACTATCCACTAGTGACACCAACGCGGTTGCCGCCGCTCGACGGGCACCGCTTCGGCCGGTACGCCTCTCGGATTGATGACCTCTCGACCAAGACCGATCTGACCGAGGCCGAAGAGACCGAGCTCGCGGCGCTGCCGGATCGCATGTGCCGGCTCGTGCTCCGGGCGCCCAGCGAGGTGCACCAGGCGCTCGACGACGTGCAGCGGATGGCGATCGTCGAGGCTTTCATGACGGTCCCACCGACAGCCCGGACGGTGGGAGCGACGACCGCGAGCCCGGGCCACCCATCGACTGGGGCGTCGCCGTCGCCCGGCTCTGCCGTTTCTACCGACTCGACCCCATGACCGTGATCGCCGAGACCCCGTCCTGCCTCGTTCAGGCGCTGTTGACGATGCTGCCGCGTCTGGAGGCCGAGGAATCCCAGCTGGCGGCCACACGGGCTGCTGTGGGCGCTTGGACGGCAGGCGACAAGGCGGCTGAGATCCAACGTGGATGGATCGCGCAGGCCGCCGCGACGTCAGAGCGGCCAGCAGTCATGCCGCGTGTGGACGTGCTCAAGGCGCACGGGTTCAAGGTCCGCCGTGTTCCGAAGGTGAGGCCGTAGGGCATGGCCGCCGGGCAGCGCCTATCCCGCGCGTATCTCGAGCTCGCGCTCGAGCGCACGCAGTACAGCCAGGGTCTCGCGCAGGCGAAGGGTGAGCTCATCCGATTCGGCGCGGAGGCCAAGCGGGTCACCTTCCGCGACATGGTCCAGGGTATGTCGGCGGCCGGCCAGCAGGCGTCAGCCTCGTCGAAACTGATTGCCGGGGTGGGCGCTGCCGGGCGCCAGGCCGCGGTGGCACAGTTCGAGGCGGCCAGGGCCTCTCAGACCTGGACGCAGCGGCTGCAGGCGATGGGCGCGCAGTCGGCGATTGCCACGCGCGCCGGGTCCGCGCTCACCGGTGTCTGGAAGACCTTCGGCGCCACACTGGCCGTCGGAGCCGTGATTGGCGCCGCGCGATCGATCGGCGAATTCTCAGGCCGCATGATCGATCTCTCGCAACAGACCGGCATCGCCACGTCACGCCTGCAGGCGCTCGATGCGTTGGCCGCAGGCGTGGACCTGACGGTCGAGGATCTCGCGACCTCCGTGCAGCAGCTCCAGAAACGGTTGGCCGGCGGTGACGACTCGGCCGAGGCTGCCGTAGAGGATCTCGGCTTCGCGGTCGGCGAATTGCTCGCCATGAAGCCGGACGAGATGTTCATCGCCATCGGGGAAGCGGTGGCCAAGATCGAAGATCCAGCCGAGCGCACACTGAAGGTCTTCGAGCTCATGGGGCGGACCGGGACGCAGTCGCTGCGCCTCATGACGGACCAGCTGGGGAAGCTCGTCGACGATGCTGAGAAGAACGGGCCCATCATCCGGGACGAGGTCCTCCGGGCGGCCGACGCCTTCGACGAGTTCTTCGAGCGCGCCGAGCGCCGAGCCAATGCGACAGTCGCGAATATCTTCGGCACGCTCGCGGCTGGCGTCACGGGTTGGCGTGCGGTCTTCGACGGCGCGCTTTCGCGGCCGGCGCTGGGCCCACCATTTGACCCCAGCAAGGTCAAGACAGGCGCGACCGGCATCGTCCACGGGACCGGTATCCCCGCCCGCGACGCCGCAGCGGAGGCGGCAGCCGCGGCGCGGCGCAAGGAACGCGACCGGGCCGAGGCCGACTATCGCGAGCACCTGAACCGCATCGGGGAGCAGGAGATCCAGTCGATTGAGGACCGGCAACAGGCGGAGGAACAGGCCGCGGCGCGGCAGCGGCAATTCCTGAACGAGATCGGCGAGCAGGAGATCCGCGACCACGCAGATAGCATCCAGCAGAAAGAGGCGCTCGACGCGGAGTACCGCCAATTCCGAAACGAAATCGAGGAACAGATCATCACCGACCACGCGGCCTCGATCGCGCAGCAGGCGCAGATCGACTCGCAGTATCGCCAATTCCTGAACCAGGTCGAGGAGCAGCGGATCGAGCGCATCGCCGACGTGCAACGGCAGATCGTCGATCGGCAGCAGCGTTTCGCCGATGACCTGACCTACAGCATCACGAACGGGCTCGCCGACATGCTGGTCGGGCTGCGGTCCTTCCGCGATGGGTTTGTCGGAATCTGGCAGGACATCCGCCGGTCTGTGGCGAACGTCCTGAGCCAGATGCTCGCGGACTTCATTGGCGGCTATCTTCGGCGGGCGGTCGCCGCGGCCACGGGCGGCGCCCTCTTCGGTGGGGTCTCAGCCTCGGCCGGTACCGCGGCCGGGTTCGTCGGAGGCGGGCCGAGCATCGGCGGGATCGGAGCCCTCCTCTCGAATCCCCTCACATGGGCCGTCGCCGGAGGGATCGGCCTCGGTATCGCGCTCAAGAAAGGGATCTTCCGTGGCGGCGAAGAGGGGACGTCGGTCAACCCTCGGCGCGATCGCTTCGTGGGGCAGTTTGGCCCGCCAGGCACGGGTCCAGGCTCTGGATTTGCGAACTTCAACGCCGCGTTGCACAGCCGCCAGCTCTCGGCCGCGGTGTTCTCGGCTGACACCGTCGCGGAGTGGGAAGCTGCGCAGGCCGCAGCCGTTGAACGCTTCCGGATCATGGGTCGTCCGGTTCAGTCGTTCGCTCATGGCGGTTACGTGCCGCCTGGCGTCGTCATGCCGGCGATTCTGCACGGCGGGCGCCGCGGCGAGGTCATCACGCCGCTCGATCGGACGGAGACGGCCCAGCCTCAGAGGCCGATCGTCATCAACAACCACCTCCATATTGCCGGCGTGATTTCGCCGGAGACGATCCCGGAGATCCACCGCAAGTACATCGTGCCGCTGAACAACGACGCGCTCACCAGGAACGCCGGCGGATCGGCCACCGAGGTCCGGCGCGTCGTGCGAGGGCGGGCGTAATGGCGTACTTCTCAGCGCCGCATGAGGATCTGGCCCGAACCGCGACCGCCGTCACAGGGAGCGCGGAGGACCCCGCGTATCCAGGCGCGAACCTGATCTCAGAGGATCCAGCGAAGCCGGCGAAGCTCACGACCGCGACCGGATCGTGGGTCCTGCAGTTCGGCGCCAAGATCGCGCCCGTCGCCGCCTTCCTCTTCTATCAGTACCTGGATGCCGGGCTGAGCGTCTTGCTCCAGGCCAACGATACCGATTCGTGGGGGTCGCCGGCATTCTCGCAGGCGTTCACGATCCCGGCCAAGCGGCTCGATGGGCCCACGTATCAGAAGTGGACCGTCAGCCCATGGATCCTGCTCAATGACCTTCCTGATCCGACAGGGTATCTGTACTGGCGGCTGCAGATCGCCGGCACGAACAGCCAGGCGATCACGGTGGGGCGCCTCTTCCTCGCGTCGGCGCTCCACCGCCCGACCCTGTTTCACGATCCGGACATCCAGGAAGACGACGAGCAGTTCGACGTCTGGCAGCCGACCGAGTTGCGATCGGAAACCGTCATTCCCATAGGCGGACCTCGGCGCTCGGTCGCGGGTCTCTTGCTCGGCTCTGATCTGAGCGCCGGCACGTCGCCCGTGCAGAGCGCGGCGGACTTCCGCGCGCTCTATGAATCCGCCGAGGGTCGCGCGCATCCGTTCCCCTTCGTGCCCTTCGAGCTCAATGATGCGTGGCCCGTCAGGTTCGAGACGCCGAACGCACCCCGTGCGCACCACTCCGGCGGCTATCAGGCCTGGCGTTTCTCGGTCCGCGAAGTCTCGCGCGGGCTCCCGTGGCCATAAGCCGTGCCGGCGATCGTCTCCCTTCTCCCAGACCGGCAATACCCGGCGCCCGCGGCCGCGGACGGCGTCGTCGTGCAGCTGCCGGGCGGCTCGTGGTCGGATTCACCATACGGCGAGCTGATCGCCGAGGCCGACGCCGATTCGATCCTGACCGGGATCGTCGTCCGCCCGCCTGGGTTGATCTTCGACTCCTGGCCGTGGGAGGTCGACATCGCCGTGGGGCCAGAAGGCGAGGAGGGCGACAGTCCTCCGATTGCCACCTTCCGCGGGCACACGCAGGAGGTCTTCGCGAACTTCGGGTCAGACGGGCTCTACCTGCCCACGATCATCGGCGTCGATGCCATCCCGAACGGCTCGCGGGTCTCGGCCTGCTGGCGATCGTCGTCGACGAGCAGCAGCTATCAGATGGCCATTTCGGCGACCTATCTGAAAAAGCCGCTCGCCGGGACGTTCCTCTCGACGCCGAATCCGCTGCTCTGCTACCCGTCGCGGGCGGCTAATCTCTCGAGCACTAACCTCGTGTCTGACGCGCCGTGGGCCGACGGCGCGCCAGTCCAGATTTTCGGCGCCTCTGGCCCGGCGAAGGCCGTCGTCGCGGTGATGACGCACGTCGACTTCGTCAACCAGGAGTGGGAGCTCGACCTCTTCATCGGCGGGTCTGAGACCCCGGCGACGACGATTCGGTCGGCCCGGGCGGGCGTCTCGTCGCACCCGAACCGCACCGCGCTCGAGCATCCGCTGTTCGTGCCGGCGTCCACGTCGCTCAGCTTCGTCGCGCGCCTCTCGGATCCGCCGTCGCTGCCCTTGACGATCACCGCACAGGTGGCCGTCAACTACTTCGAGTTGCCGCTGTGAGCCGGATCACGAGCTCGGCGGTCAAGGTGGCGCCAGCGGCCGCGGACGGACTGCAAATCGTTACCGCTGCGTCGAATTGGGGCGACGGCGATTGGGTGGTCTTCCTCGAGGAGACGACGGCCGCCGACACCGCGGTCGCTGGCCTCGTGCTGCACACCGGCGACGACGGGTGGAGCGAACTGCAGGCGGAGGTCGGCTTCGGGATCTGCCGGGCCGGCTTCGAGTTCGATCCGACCGATGACACCCTCGAGATCGGGCACATCCGCGTGCAGGGCCCAAATTCCGGCAACGGCGGGCCCACGCGGTATTCCGTGCCGCACCCGATCTCCGGTATCCCGCCTGGCTACAGCGTGCTCCTGCGCATGCGCCAGGCGGGCGGCGGCGGCGGCGCGAAGACCCGCCAGGCCGCGCTCCTGTACTACGAGAACCTGGACAACGGCGAAGCGATCCCGTACACGGTCGCGCGGTTGACGAGTATCCCGGCCGGAACTGACTCGCTGCTGCTCACGCCATCGGCGACGCCCTGGGATCCCTCGCCGTGGGTGGAATTCGACCCGGAGGTTGGCGACCCGACGTACATCATGGGCGTGGCGCTCGGCAACCCGTCGGCCGACACCGATGTCGAGCTCGATCTCGGGGCCGGCGCCGCAGACGCGGAGGTGCCGCTGACGACATTTCGCGTTGGCACCTACGCGGCCGATGCCGGGCGTCTCAACAACGTCAATCTCCCGGGCCTCATGCCGATCACGCCAGCCAGCCGCCTGGCGGCGTGCATGCGGAAATCGGGCGCGAGCACGACGCCGATGGCGGTCGCGTTCCTGGCCTACGTGGGCGACCTCGAAGGCGGATCGGAGGGCGGCGTGATCGGGCCATACCTCTGGATCACGATTCCGATCCGGCCTCCCGTGGTGTAGGCGGTGGGCACTTCCGTCAAGGACATCCGCTCGAAGAACCAGGGCTCAGGGAACAACTGCGTCCTCGACGCCTTCTCCGTCGATCCCGCGTCGGGGGATGCCATCTTCGCTGTGACGGCCAGCTTCTCGTCCGTCTCGCACTCGGCGCCCACCGACTCGATGGGCTCCACCTATACGCAGATCGGGAGCACCACGGACTACTCGGGCGCGACCGGCGGATTTCTGGTCTCGTTCTGGTACGCGCAGAATGTCAGCGGCGGGAGCGGCGTCCAGGTCACGCTGAAGTGCAACAATCCCTTCGGCTTCATGGGCGGATGCGCCTGGCTCCTGACGGGCGTGCCGGCCTCGGCGTACAACGGCGACGGCTCGATCACGACCGGATCGGCGACCTCAACGCCGACATCACCAACCGCATCGACGCCGGCCGGCGCCACGTTCTTTATCGGCGCCATCGCCGCGATCAGGAATACCTCCGATCCATCGCTCACCGACGGATCCGGCTGGAATACAACCGGCCAGTACGGGATGGATGCCTCGATCGTCGCACGGGCTGAAACCGGCGGCAATTCGATCTACGTCTCGACCGAGTACAAGGTCTCGAGCGCCGGGGAACAAGCGACGTGGGGGGCCAACGCCACGGCGCTCACCTACGCGTCATTTATCGCCAGCTTCGGATCCGAGGACGCGCAGATCGACGGGGCCTTTATCTCGTCGGGCTCGCAGCTCTTCGCCGGGCACATTCCGCAGGACGCTAGCGGCGCGCATCTCTCGTCCGGTGGCCAACTCTTCGCGGGATCCGTCACGGCAGATCTCACCGGCGCGACGATCGCGAGCGGGCATGTCCTCTTTGCTGGCGCCGTCACGACCGACGCCGCGATTGACGGGGCCACGATCGCCTCCGGATCGGTGCTCTTTGCTGGCGCCGTCGTCGGGTCGATTACGGGCGCGCGGATCCAGAGCGGTCTCCAACTCTTTGCCGGCTCCGTCGCGCCATGGTCCTCGATCGCCGCGCCGATCGAGGTCTCGCCCTCGCCAGTCATCGGGCCGCTCGGATCGCTGCTGTACATCTTTTCCGATATCGAGATGAACTGCCCGGCCGAGTGGTACGGCGGGCCGAAGGATGCGCGCGTCGAGCGGACGGGATACGGCGAGCGGACCGCGTCGGACTTCGTCACGGGCGAGCCAACGAGCGCCACGATGACGTTCCGCCTCGCCGACAAGGACTTTTTCTTTCGCCGGGCGATGGCCAGCCGCGATCGTCGCCATTGGATCGACCCGGTCACGGTCCATATGACGACCCGGGACAACCGCGCAGCGCTTGGGCAGGCGTATCTGGTCTTCGTCGGCCCGATCATCGATGCGCAGCCCGCGCGGCCGCTGGCCTGGGAGTTCACCCTCGCCGATGTCGTCACACAGCGGATCCGGAACGACCGCGCGGTGCATCCGTCTCGGCTGATCGGCGACGGCTTCATCCACGACGTGAATCCAAATGCCCTCGGCACGAGGGTGCTGCTCTCGTCGGCGCTGAACTACGAAACGCCAGAGCCCACCATCTACGGCGAGCATCGTCGCGTCCGCGATGTTGACCCGCCATCCGCGCATGGCTTCGAGGTCGATCTGACCGAGCATTACCTCGGGATCTGGAACATCGACGGCAGCGACAAGCACGTCTGGATCGCGGCTGCGCACGCCTGCGCCGGATTCCCCGATGTCAACGTCGTGGCGCCAGACGGGACGCACACCACGGTGATTCCAGACGAGGGCCTGGGCTGGTGGATCCCGCATTATGCCGGGTGGACGAGCATCTTCGGCGCGCCCTACGTCGACATCAGGAGTACGTCGTTCGGGAACGACCGGCGGTACGCCCTGATCCTTGGCCTGGTCGGGTTGCCGAACCAGGATGCGTGCGCCTATTCGAGCGGTGGCTATGCCATGGACCCCGCGCCGGAGGTGCCGCTACGGCTGATGGCGTTCATCGACGGGATCGAGCCGAACGGGGACGGCAGCGGCGGGGTGATCTGGCAGGGACCGCTCCAGTACAAGCATTGGCAGAAGAACTATGGCACGCGGACCGCCGCGGACAGTTATCAGGCTGGGCCATGGAAGGCATCGCCGGTGTGGTCGCTCCCGTTCGGCGATGGCGATGTGCCGCTGGTCGACGAGCCGAGTTACGACGTCGTCCAGGCGATCGGCGAGCTTCGCTATCCATCGGACGGCGGGGAGCCGCCGCGGGCCGGGATCGTCGGCGCCGCCATCATCGGCGCCAAGGCTGGCGACGTGCATCCGCTCACGTACTGGGAGGCGGTCTTCAATCGCTCCAACTTCACCGCCAGCGGCTGGACGCGCCGCGGTCAGCATCGCATCGGCACGCCGCACCCGACCGAGGCGGTGAAGGCGGCGGCGCGGCTGTACACGGACGCGCTAGAGATGCGTGAGGGGAGCTTCGAGACGATCATCCGCGGACGCGATCAAGCGAATCGGATTCCCTGGCGGAATGACCCCGACTATGCCTCGGGGACGTTCAAGGGATCTGGCAAGGTCGACGCGGGCGATTCGATCGCGAATTACGACCGGGAGATCCTCGGCGCCGAGCGGCTCCTCAATTTCGCGCCTGGCGTGACGATGGCGACGCACATCGCCTTTCTGCACTCCTGGCTCTTCAAAGACCCGCCGCGCGACGTAGTCTTCGAGGACACGGTCGGCCCGGATCCGATCACCGGGGAATCACTCGGCTATTCCGACCTCTTCGACTGGATCGCCTACCGGCACTATGGCGCCGTCGGCACGGCTGGTCAGATTCGGCTGGCCTGGATCGTCCGCAACCAGGTGCAGGCCGGCGCCAGAAAGGTGCTCGCGCAGGCCTGGGACCTCGACGACCTCATCGGCTTCGACATACCGATCGAGGTCGCGCCGACGGTGAACGACACCTGCGAGACGGCGATCACGATTCCCAACGGGCCCGACGAACCGTACGCCATCAACCTGGATACGACGGCGCACGCGACCGACAGCGAGGTCGCCGGCATCGCAGGGCTCCCGGGCCCTGCCGTCGGCTATCACCCGGCGCACTTCGCCTTCACGCCGCCATCGGACGGGACGCTCTTCCTCACGACCGTTCATAGCCTGTACGACACGCAATTGGCGGCCTGCACGGGCGCCTGCGGCGCGCTCGAATTAATGGACGGCGGCTACAACGACAACGACGGGATCCTGAAGACCAGCGTGCTAGAGCTCGCCGTTGCTGGCGGCGTGCCGCTGCACATCATCGTCTACGGCTACGGGCCAGACGACGGCGGCGCGCTCACCTTCGGACTGCTTTTTACCGCTACGTAAAACGGAGGACCCCATGGACACCATTCATCTCGTCAACCGCGTCCGCATCATCTTCATGCTCATCGCGCTGATAGCGCTCGTCGGAGTCACCTCGAAGGCTCAAACGCTCGACAACTTCGAGCTTCGCATCTACGCGTCCGGCGCGACGACGCCGTCAGTGACCAGCACGTCGCCAGCCTCAGCCATCTTCTGTAATCAGACGATGCCCGCCACGCCTGCAGTGCCGCCAATCAACCCGCGCTTCCTCTACTGGGTCGATCCGGTGAACGCCGGGAAGGCCTGCCGCTGGGATCTCGGGGCTGGTGCGGGGTCCTTGCTCGCGAAGCTGACGACCGCGGGCATCTACTCGGGCAGGCTCGTCTCGAGCATGCTCGGGCAACCCAGCATCGAGAGCACGCCAGCGACCTTCGAGCGGGTCGTCGCGCCGCCGGCACCGTCAGGGCTGGTCTTCTCGCAGTAGTCAGTCGCCATCACATTCTGTGCAAACGACCAAGGAGCCCTCATGGAGATGCGGCGCAAAGACGAGATCATGGAGATTGTTCGAGCCGCCATGCGAGAGCACGGGAGTCTGCACAAGAACGGCGAGACCCGGAGTCAGTACATCACGAGGACGTTCCCTGTCTACATGTCGATCGGGACGTTCGCCGGCACGATCATTCTGGCCATCTTCACGCTCGGCGGCCGCGCGGTGCAGATGGAATCGAACGCCACTGAGGCACTCGCTAAGGCCAACGCCGCTGCGGCCGCGACGGCAACTGTGAACGCAGAGCTCACCAAGGAAATCGCGGCGCTGCGGACGATCATCGGCAAGCAGGCCGAAACGCTCGATGGACGCCGCGCGCAACTCGCCACCTTAGAAGACCGGCAGCGCATGGCCGTCACGCGTCAGGAATTCAACAACGCCGTCGAACGCCTGACGCTGGCGTTTAGAACCATGACCGATCGGCTCGCGAACATCGAGCGTCGACTCCCAACACCATGAACACAGAAAGGACCGACCAAATGAAATTCCTCCTCTCCGTCATCATCACTGCGCTGATCTGGGTGCTGCTGCCGTCGCTCGTGTCCGCGCAGACACCAGTCAAGAACCCGACGCTCGTCATCGTCCCGGCCTGCCCAGACCACGACCAGGACACCGGGCACGAGATCGAGATCCTGACGCCGCAAGGCTCCTCGGTTCAGGTACTGCAGGTGGGTGATCCGCCGCGTGAGCCGAACGGTGAGGTCAGGTTCCAGGTCAACGTCCAGCCGATCAAGTTCGGGCAGTACGTCGTAGTGGTGCGTGCCACGGCCGGGGCGGT